ACGGTGATGTTTCTCTGAGTGAAAGTAGTAGCACCACTTGGATTGTAACCACAGCCGTCGGCTTGGAAGAAAACGGTAGAAGCCAACAAGTTCAAAGAAGCAGATGATTTCACACCTACTTGTACTTGACCGGCAGTTTGCAAAGTTGAAGCGGTTTTTGAACCGAACAACGCTTTTACCAACAAGTCAGTTGACTGCTCGTTGGTGTAGTTGCTGAGGGAAGATACAACGAATGACATAGTATTTTTTTGTTTTTTTTATTTGTTTATTTTTTCAATGCGTTTGCAAATTTTTTCAAGTTCTCGAATTGAGACTCAGTCTTGCTAGGGGCGTGAGGCTTCTTAGTAGGCTCGTCGCTTGGCAAGTCAATTACTTTCTCAACCAATTCTACAACCTTAGACATTGCTTCTTTGTGAGAAACACGCTCAGCAACTAGAGACTCGATAGAAGCAGTCAATTGAGCAATCTTAGACTCAAGACTTTCTACTACTTCGTTGAAGTGAGATACGGTTGCAAACTCTTCTTTTGCTTCAACTGAGATTTCTACTTCAGGTGCTTCCATTTCAGGCTTCACGATTTCTGTTACAATTCCGTCAAGAGTAGTGACAAGAGTTCCGTCTTCTAGTTCGTGGGTTGCATTAGGTGCAGGAATATCGCCTTCAGCAGTTTCTACCATTACGATAGTACCTACTGACAACTCACCTTCCCATTTTACGATTGTACCATCTTTCAACATTGCTGTCTCGAAAGAGATACTTTTTTCTTCTTCAAATCCCAACAATGTGCGGACTTGCTTCAAAGTTTCTTTTGCGTTCATCATAGTAAAATATATTTTGTTGTTTAGTGTTGCAATTTTATTGACCATCCCATTGAGATAAGATGCGCTTGAGTTGCTCGATGACTTGTAGTTCTTCGTCTAGTTCGCTCACGAAATCAAAGACACCTTCGACAGAGAAACCTTTGAACTCTCCTGCTTTTACTTTTGCCCACACATCGTCGTTGTCTATTAAGTAAGACACGAACCACGAGCCATCTGCTACGTCATCATATCCTTTTGGAGGCATCACACCTCTCTCTCTATCTACAATGAATGATTCGAACAAAGACACACCTTCTTCGATTGGTGTTTTGTGATGTGCGTTGACGCTGTCGTACTTGTTTGAACGCGCCCACTTTTTAGCAATCTTGAAGATAGACTCTTTGTCGAATACAACGTAGTACTCACCACGAATAGCGTCACGACGATAGATTGGCATATCTGCAATCATAGCAACACCACTCACGATGCGCTTCTCTTCGTCTTGAATCGAGAACTTCTCGCTCTTCAAATCAAGAACTTTCTCGCAATAGCGTAGCATCTCGTCACCACCCCAAAGCAAATAAGAGATAGTCCCACACGCTTCTGTGTCATTTGCGTTGTAGTATGTTTTCGCTCTAGACAAGTACGAATATGTGCGCTTGATAGTTTCAAGTGACAAGTTCTCGCGCTTGATTAATTGATTCGCTCTTGCTTTGCCAACTAGAGTTGCGCACTTGTTGTCGACTTTCTCGTTCAAGTCTATGCCACGTTGTGCGTTGTCAATTGCGCCTTGTGGATAGTCTTCAAAGAATGTTTGTTTGTCTTGATACATAGCGTAGCAGATTGCGACTGCTTGTTCGTTGTCTTTGCCCTCATTTATCATTACAGGTATACAACGCGCAACAAACTCTTCTTCGCTCTCGTTTGCTTGTGGTTCTACAAACTCTTGATTGAATGCTTGAAAGTCTCTCTCGACTGCAGGTGCTTCAACAAGTGACACGAAGTCAATGCCTGTTTCGTCGTCAAACTCGTTGATGTCTAGTCGGTAGATAGGTAGATTCATAGTCTTAAATAGCGTTTATTTGACAATAGATACTTTTTTGTTGTTCGATACTCGTTGTTGAGTGCGAGTGATGTCGCCTTCTAGAACGTACACTCGTTGTTGTTGAGTGAGTTGTTCGTTGCCACCTTGTTGAAGTAGTGAAGAACTTGTTTGAGGTGCGCTCATTTGTGGTACACCACCTCCACTTTGTTGACTAGGTTGTTGTGTATTGAACTTTGTTGCTTTTAGTTTTGCTACTTGTGCAACACCGAACGCACCTGCGAGACCTGCTTGTATAAAAGGATATGCAGGAACTGCGGCGGTGATAGGTGAATCTTGCGCAGTCTTGAACGCGTTTTGTACACCCTCGATAGTTGCCATAATAGTCGACGCAATCTTCATCGCTTTTGAGAAGTTGAATGCTTTCTTCTGTGACTCTTCGTCTTTACGTGCGAAACTCTCTGCAAGTTCTGCGCTTACATCAAAAAAGTCTTGTGCTAGTTGCAAAAGTTCTGCGTTGTTTACTTGAACAAACAATTTAAACTTCTCGGAGTCTGTGTATTGTCGACGATATGTTTGCTCTGCAAGTTTGACTTTTGTTTCTTCTCCAAACTTGACGGCGTCTACTTGTTTTGTGATGCCTTTTTCAGCATTCTTCAAATCTTTCTCACGTAATTCTTGACGCTTGTAGTTGTAGATATTCTCTAAAATTAGAAGTGCTTCTTGATTTTTTGCGTATTGTTTACGAGCGTCTTCGTACCATTGTTGTATTGCCAATAATTCACGATTTGCTTCGTCTGCTTGAAGCATTCTTAATTGTTGATTGAGACTTCTTATGTCTTCAAGTTCTGCGTCTCGTTGTGCTTTTCTTTCTTTTGCTCTATCTGCATCGGCTTTATCTTTTGCTTTGTCTTTTTCTTTTTGCTCGTCTTCTAGAGCGCGTATTTCTTTGTATAGTTTCGTTTGCTCATTGCCTATTTTAGCAGTTCTCAAACTATAATCTGATAATTCCTTTTTTAATCTTTTTTCTCTTTCTTGGTCTGCGTCAACTTGCGACAACATACGACCTTGCTCGATTATTTTTAATTCTTTTTGTATGTGAGCGTATCTTTCATCTAGTTTATTTTGTTCATCTAACAAATCATTCAACTCACTTTGTTTGCCTGCCAATTCGCCCTTTTCAAGAATCTCTCTCTCTCGATTCAATTCTTTCATACTTTGGTTGTATTTGTCTTGCTCGGCTTTTGCTTTTTTAGTTTCTTCCGATACACCAAAGATTGCTAGTCTAATGTCTTCCCAATATGTGACAATCGACCCAAGAGCGACAACTAGTAACCCAATTCCTGTTGACCCAATACCTGCCTTAATTGCATCAAACGCCTTTTTTGCACCACTAACGACACCACTAAAAATCGCTGTGAATTGTTGCTGAATTTTCCCAAGACCTTCAAGTCCGTCAGCAAGTGCCATCGCGCCTTGCAATTTGACCATCGTCTTTTGCAAGTCTTCTGTTTCACTTCCAAAAAGAGCCATTGCACCTTGCGCGGCTTGAAAGCCACGAGAAACACCTTGAACGATTGTTTGTACTTGCGCGAACTTATCGGGATTGACAGCAGAGACTCGGTCATTGAAGTCTTCCATTCTGTCGCGAAGTTCTGCAAGCCTTTTTTCTGCTTTAATTGCTTCAGGTGAAAATTCACCAAAAGCGCGAACCGCTTCTTGTGCTTCGATTGTTGCTTGACGAATCTCGCCTTTGAAGCCTTTAAGATTCGATTTGACTTCGAGTTCTACCGTTGATTTTATAGCCATTTTTTATCCGTTACCGATTACATAAAAATTTGTACCATCACAAACAATCCATTTCTTCTCCCAATGATTGTTGATGACTTCTGTATCTGAACCATTGATTGTTGCTGTCGTTGCTGTGTCTATTGTGATTGAATGCGCTGAGTTTGTTTTCAAGAATACCCAATGTTTGCCACTTAGATTTGTCGGGTCAGGCAAAGTCACCGTGAATCCTCCGCCTGTGCCATCGCATAGAATCAACCAATCGTCTTTTGTGACGTTGTAGTTTGTTGTCTCTGTGCGAACTGCGCCACCGCTCAAGAAGTTTGGATACATCTCGTAGTTACCAATGTACAAAGTGTTTGGCTTTGTCATTGCAAAGTCGTTGCACACGATAGCAGTCGAATTGTTTGCGCCTTCTAGAACTGATGTATTGATAGAAGAGAAAACGCTTGAGTTGTCGTTGTTTGACGATTGTACTATTCCATCGCCTACGAATACACCTGAACCGCCACTTGTACCACCTACTGACACGCCCTTGATACCGGGCTTGATTGGTATGTTTCCACCGGGATAGATGTCACCGTATGTCTCGCCTTGTTGACCTTGACCTGTACCTGCACCGATTGTCTTTTGTGTAATCGTAGCGGGTTGTATAAACTGCGCAAGTAAGAACTCGCACAAGTACACAGAGTCACCATTTGGGTCGTAGTCTTCTATCTTGTTTAATCGCCAATACTGACCTTCGAAGAAGTATGCGTCTGCAAAACTCAAGTTCAAATAGTCTTTTGTAGTGATGCGAAAATACGCTCTTAATATCTTCGAGTTCTTTGACGTGATTTCAGTCAAGAAGCGATAGTAGTATGTATTGACAAGATTCGCGTTTGTGTATTTGTAACCTGCGCCGAGACCTATCTCACGAGGCATCCCAAAATTGATGTCAAACGTAGGATTTGTGATAGAGTCAAGATGCGTAGTGATAGGCAATGAGAAGCGATTTGAGCGAGTGAATCCTACACCTGCGTATTGAGCGTATAAGAACCAATTGACACCACTTGCTAGACCTGAGTAGTACATCACTCGCAAGTCACCATCTTGAGCGTTTGGTACATACGACAAAACGAAGTTCTTTTGTGAATTGTAAGAGCGTATTTGAGTAGGTGAGAAAACGACTTCAATCTTCTTCTCTTCTTTGACGAACTGATTCTCGACTTGATATGTACGAGAGCCGTATGTTGTTTGATACGATTCTTGATACAAGACGTTTGCTTCGTCTTTGCCTTCTTTGTACGCGAACTTGTAAGGGTTTGCTTCTAGTTCACTCATCGGTACAATCTCGACGCTTTGAGAGTAGTCTAGTTTTTGTGTCCAATTGACTTGTGAGCCATTGTAGAACTCATCTCTTGGAACAATTCTCAACTCTTTAGGATTGTCTCTATCTGCTTCGATGTACAAATTGAACATCTTGACAAACGATAGCAATAAGTCGCTTTGTTTGACTTCGCTGTTCAAGAAAACACCAAAGTCTACCGTCTCGCCATAGCCGTAAGTGAACGCAGTCAAATTGTTCTCAATGTTTGAACCTATGCCAATAAATAAAGAGAACTGACTATTTGACAAGTTGTATGCGTTTGCGTTGTCGTATACTTGAACGAGTTTGATTTCTACTACGTCGCCATTGAGCAAAGTGCTAGGCGAGAAGTACAAGTCTATGTTGAAAGCAGGTGAGCCAAAGTCTACCGTCACCGTTGCAGTCGTACGCTTGACTCCATTGACATACAAACCAAAGACAAGCCATATGTCTTCTTGATACACAGGTGTATAACCCGTTGAGTTGTAGTTGATGTCGAGTGATACATCGAAAACGTAGTTGCCTCCAACAGGTGCGGTGTATTGCCCTGTCGTTGGGTTGTAGTTCCCACCATTGTCGTAGTTACCTGCTGTTGAATCGTTCTGAAAAATCAAAGTCGACAACAAGTCTAGTGATTGCGACGATGTGATTCTAGATGCTTTGAAACGACGTGCTTCTAGCGTTGCACTATCAATAGTCAAAGACGATGGCGGTGGGATGACTAATCTCTTAAATCTATCGCTATTGAAGAACGAGTCGTTCGTGTAAGTGTACGATGTATTTGAGAACATCTTGTCGACGATAGTCTTTGCGTACAAGCAAGGCGTGAACTCGTTTGTCTCCCAAAGTGTAATGTTGCGAGGATGACCTTTGTCAATCATTGCGTACATATAGCC